AGTAGTCAATTCAGGTATTTGACTTGAAGCTAGAGTAATTTCGTTGTTACCACCTGTAGCATCTACAGCGTAACTATCTCCAGCACCAGCAACAAATTTATTTCTTAAGTCTGGTGTATTGTTACTTCCGTTACATAATGCCCATCCTGTTGGTATATCTACAATTGCTCCTGACCACATTATTATTCCTCCGACTGGTATTGGTGCTGCTATACTATCTACTTTTTTTAGTAAACCGGCAGAAGTAACTCCTACTGAGGAAAGATCAGAGTAAGCAGAAGCATCATTTGCAACTGTCTGTACTGTTAACGTACCTCCAAATTCAGCATTTAAAGAACTGGATACATTACCAGCTACAGTTAATCCTACGACTGGTGCTTGCTGTGTATTTATACTATGCTTTCCATCAGCACCATATGATGCAAGTATACTAGCCGTACTATCATCTGCGGCTTGTTGTGAAAAATTAGATTCTATAGTAGATACTATATTAAATGCCTCTAATTTATTAGTATCAGTATTAATATTTAAAATTATATTTCCACCTTCATTACTATTTGGAGAAGAAATTAATAGTCCTGCTGGTACTGAGTTAGGTGGGGTAAAAAAGCTACCATCCTTATCAGTAGTAGATAATATATCACCTGCTAATGGTTGTAAGTAACTTTCATTCGTTGCAATACCATTTACTGATATACCTAATCCGTGTGTTCCTGCTACTGATATATTTCTGCTTGGATTTTGAGTTCCTATACCAAATACTTGGTCTCCATTTGATAATCTAGTAAAAGTACCAATTACGCTATTAGCATGATTAGGTCCGTCATCTGTATCACCTGTTGAAGAAATATTTACTTTTCCAAATTCTCCGTCTACTAAACTTCTATGAGAAAGAAAAAGATTACTTGACGAATCTTCTATTCCAAATGATCCTAATATTGATGAATCTCTAAATATATCTACCCTTGCTTGTTTTTCAGTTATACTATCTATTGAAGAAAAACTCTGGAGCTTGATAGCTGCTGCATGACCGTCAGCCGCTGTAATTCCTAATTTGTATCCTTCTAAAGGACTACCACCTATACCTACATTTCTTTTAAGTTTATTAAAAGTAAAGCCTACACTACCTCCAAACGAACCGTCGTCATTAAACTGAACTTGTGTGTTAGCTCCAGCAGCTACTGCTTCCGGAATATTTATTTCAGGAGCAGTTGGAAAAGGAATTTCTTGATATCTATCGGGAGCAAAATCAAGACCACTGTCATTTAATGCAGAACTACCGGTATAGAATAATCTCATTTTAGTACCTGAAGGGTCTAATGAACTAGAATAGAAAAACGAAGATTGGTTTCTATCCATTTCGTGGTAGGTTAAGGCTGAGCCTTTGTTTACTCTAAGAACTATACTCATTTTACTTTTTTTTATTTTTTATGTTTATCCTCGGCCGACAAGGAGCCCTCTTTCGAGGTGTACATCAACCAACACTTATGTTAACTTTATGTTTCCATAAAGATCGGACTATATCATCAGAATAAATTCTGCTGGGCGCTAAATCTGGTTATTAAGAGAACCCATTTTCTCTCCAGTAGTCTCTGAACCTTCTATAAGATGGCTTATAGCTTGGCTGCTGATTGTCCAATCTTTAACATTATTACTTTTTAGTAGTCAAAGCTCTAAGGAGTTTCCAGCAATTCACCCAGTTTTATGAGGACTTTTTTCTTATATATTATCTTTTTTTAATTAATACTTATTACTTCTTCCTAAAATATTAGTCGAACCAAGATATGTTTGAGCATCCCTTAAATTTCCGTCTAAAAATTCAAAATCAAAATCACAACTAGGATTACTTTCTAATAAATAGCTCATAATCTTATCTCTGAAGAATGCAATTGGTCTATCAAGAGAATCTGTAGGAGTATAAGATCCTGAAGCTGGTATTGAATTATCAGATTTAAAATAATTAAGGTTATAAGTTAGTTCTCCGGTTAAATTATACGCTATATCTACTTGTACGTCAACATAGCATCTAGGTTTTTCTGTTTTTCTATCTTTTGGACTATTATCATATTGAGTAAAAGAAGAACCTAATGCGTCGCTTAAATTACTTCTTACTTTTTTATAATCTTCATTAGTATCAACGTTCTTTAGTAAAGGAGTTGCAAGAGTTCTTTTTCTAAATAACTCATATCCTCCTGTATCTAAATAATCTTTAGAAAGACTAGATTTAGTTTGATTATGCCAAGTTGAACCTACACCACCTTTCCTATAATAATTTCTAAAAGTAAAGTACATACTACAAGGAGGTCCTGATTCGGTGTATGGATTAGGATTATTAGATCCGGTAGCCAAAGCTTCTACTCTACCGCCTAAAAGTCTATTAGAACCAAAATTCATATCTAATTTTACTATAACAGACATATCAGTATCGATCGATTTAGGAGTAGGTCTGCCAAGCTTAGCTACTGCCATTAATTCATTACTATCATTATATAAACCTACTGTGGTAAAATATGGATTAAAAAATGAAGCAGTTACAAATGGTTTTGCTAATCCGTCAGATGTTTCTAGTATAGTTTTATTTAAAGAGTAGTTAAACTCACTGCTTTTAATTTTACAATGGTAATTATGAGTAAAAATAGGTAAATTTGATTTCCATTTTAAAACTGCGTTAAAGTAACTATTATAGTATAAAGCTACTAGCTCATCAGTAATTATTAATTGACCGTGAGTATATATAACATTACCGACATATTTTCTAGGTTCTGAAAATTTAAAAAATAATCTTCCTTCTCCGTCATCTATAATTTCGTTACAAGTTCTAGAAGTATTTGTATGATCTAAATATTCTTTAACCGATTCATCTACATAATTATCTTCGTCATCAATATAATCTAAATTAGTTAAAGTACAGTTAGGATTAGAGCTGCCGAATAAATACTCTACGTTTTCTATATAAAGATTATCAGCAGTAGCTATTGAATTTACCCCTAAGTCAGTAGCGTAGTTGTTATCCATATAGTTATCAAAACTACCTGTACCGTTGTTAGTTCCATTGAAAAGATCGGGTGTTATAGAAATAGAGTTTGGTTCAATATGGGTTCCATACATTTCTTTAGGTAAAGAAAATAACGCTATCCTATTATTTAAATACCTTGAACCGCTAACCTCAAAAGATGACTGTAGGTAGCTTTCATAAGAACTAGTAGTAGTAAGTAAGGCTTGTTCAAACTCGTTATAATATAAATGTTCAATACTTTCGTAAATTAATTTACTATTATATTCAGTACTAGAAGTAGTGGCTTGATTACCAGCAATAAAATTATCAGAAGTAAATTCTAATAAATTTTCATAACCTGCTAAACCTTGTATATTATTTATACCTAGTTCTCTATATTGACTTCCACTTGCTACCCACGATTTACGGGAGGTATAAGTCGATATATACGCATCTTGTTGATTTAATTTTTTGTAAGCACTCATTCATTAATAGTCAAGCTTAATTCTTACTAATGCTTCTTTTGTAAAGTCTTTTAATAAAGGTCTAGATAGTTTAGCAACTCCTAATAAATCATTATCATCATTATATAAACCTACTGTAGTTATATAAGCTTGAGGTGTATTGATCATTACATTATGTCTAAGTTCACCTGATGAAGTAATATTAGAAGGATTAGTAGAATAATTAAACTCACTATTTCTAACTCTAACAAATACGAAATTTGAAGAGATAGTTTCTTCAGATTGAAGTTTAAAAGAATCACCAGCCTTAACTGCGTCAAAGAAAATACTTGTATTTTTAGTAGCAGAAGAAGCTATACTAGTTGAAGTTTTAATATCTAAACCTCCGTTAGCTTGAGAAGCATTAATTAAAGCACCGTTAAAAATTATTACTCCTACATCAGGTAAAAATTTACCGTAACTTGCACCACCTGCTAAACCAGTACCACCTGGTACGTTTGCTGCTGTACCGTCTGAACCGCTTACTATATCATATACTCTACCAGCATCTACATAAGAAACTGTAGAAATGTCATTACTATTATCTGTTAGGTCCAGAGTTATTTTGTTAGCTCCTGAACCACTTGTTAACCTAATGTTAAAAGTACCAGGGAAAAGTTTTTCTTTATATCTAGATCTATCTATAGATATTACGTAAATATCATCTGATGTACCGCCTTGGAAAGTAAAATCTACTTCTTCATCACCGAATACTAAGTTTCTATACTGACCGTAAATAGTAGCTGAAGGTGATTTACCTGCTACGTTAGTATTATAAGGGGGTGTACCTAAACCAGTTTTATGCCCATAAGCTATAGCAAATTGGACTCTACTAGTTTCGTCACTAGTCTGTTTATGATAAACTTCGTAATAAAAATTACCTGTATTACTAGCTATTTGTCCTGCACTAGTAAAAAAGCCGAAAGGAGTTGCGTCTTTTAATTCAACAGCATTTGTACTCCATGCTGGTGCTACTACCGATTCAGCGCTTATTGAAATATCTTCTGGATCTAATCTTTTAAATGACATATCTTATTAATTATTTACTTTAACAATTGTTACGGGTACTGTAACTCTAGCTCCAGAATCTCTACCTATAATTGTTACTGTTGTGTTTAAAGTTGTTTGACCAGCAAATAAAGTATTTACTGTAGTAGCAGTTAAGTTTATAGATGTTCCAATAACTGTTTTAGAAACGTTAGTACCTAATGTAGTAGTTGAATTTAATCTTTCTGCTTCCGGGGTATTAATTCCTACTCCGTTAAATGTTGATAAAACTCTAGCATCTGCTATAGTTGCAACATAACCTCCTGTTTCGAAAGTTTGTGAAGAACCTAAATAGTTTAATGTTTGAGGAGTTATAGCAAGAGATGCTCCTTGTTTAAGTCTTATAGAAGTATAACCTACATCTAATATAGGTAATCTAGCAGTACCTCTCGGTAAAGTAGTAAGTTTATATTTCATAATTTGCGTCTCATCAGGAAAGGCTTCTAATAAGGGTAAATTTTCTATAGCTTGACCATAGAATTGTGACCCTAAAGGATGAGTAGGATTATATAAAGTATAATCTATTTCATCATCAGAAAGAGCAAATTGAGTAATTTTGAAAGAACCGTCCCCTCTTGCAAGTAGTTCTCTACCTTTTTTAGTTAATATTGCATCAACTGTTACTATTGAATTATCTAAGTATCCCATATCTTATTTATTATATATTATATAAATATCTTGTTTTATTATTTTAATTAATCTCCTTGAGGAAATGGATTATCGATTCCTAATAATAAAGGATCAGGACAAATCGATTGTGAAAAAATTGCTCCAAATTCATCAGTGTGTACTACATAGTTACCGTTGGTAACGAAAACTAAAGAGGAACCGACACTGTCTATTTTAGTATCTAATTCGTCAATCTGTAGTATATCAGTTCTATCTACTTTAAAAAATTCAGTACCATCTGGTATAGTCCCTGATCCTCCTAAAAGTTGATTTGAACCGCTAAAATATCTTCTTTCTACTATTATTTTTTTAGTAACTACATTATGTTCCAATACCCTCATTAATTCAATTGGATCTGAACCGGAGATAAATGAACCGGTTATATCAGGAGAAGCTGTAATAATGTCTCCTGCATCTATATCAGGATTTACCTGACCTGTATAAGCTGCAACATAATTATAATCTATAGACGTATCATTAACAGTCAATGCACCGTTAGTTTCTATACCTAGAGTACTACCTATAAAATTCGGTAATATACCTGGACCGGTATGTAGTAAATTTACCGTAATTTCGTCTAAAGGAGTTCCTATCAATCCACAAGCAACATCTATAGAAGTACCTCTTGGATGTATAACTCCTGAAAATTCTCTTGCAGCTAAGCTAGGATTTATGTCTCCTAAATCAGATGGAGAAAGAGATGATCCTTCATATCTTGCATTTACTAAACCAGTATCAGTATAAAAACTATCTTGAATTTCAGCTTTAGAAGCAGATGTTGATAAAATAGCTGCAAAGTTACTTGATGTTACAGAACCTTGTAATCTATCTGATTCAAATTTAAATTTACTTTTTCTATTATTTACTACATTATTATATACAACATTACTATCAGATACTGAAAATGCTATATCGTTTAAAAACGGTTGAAATTGAAAAACTATAGGATCATTACCGTCTCCTCCGTTAGGTACGTTACTACTAATATCTGCGTCAAATATATTCGGTATCAAAGTATCACTTTCAACTCTGAAATAAAAGAATGCATTGGTATCTGAGTAGAAAGCTCTTTCTATAACAGTAAGGGTATAAGTTATGTTATCGAAAGTAAAAGTTATTTCTTCTACTTGTTCTAAAATATTAGATATATCCGTAGAAGTAGGATCTTGTTGACCGTCTACAGAAAATGCTTGAGCAGTAACAGTGATTGCTTCTATAATACCTTCGTCACTACCTCCTACGGTATTGAATAATACATTTACTCGAGATGAGAAATTTATATTAGTCCCCGGTGTAGTATGTAATAATAAAAATTCAGTTACTGTCATAGTTTATTAATTAGCTTGATTTGGTCTAGGATTTGGTGTAGTTTCAGTTTGATACGGATTACCGTCCGGCGGTACGTTTTCGGCATCTGAGCCTGTTTCATCTTCCCCTTCTAAGCCGGCATCACAGACAAATAAGCCTGGGTTATCTTGATGGCCAAAGATTACGTCCGTAGCTATAATATTACCGTTAGATGGCTGTACTGTTTGATCATCCCAACCACCCCATGGGTTGATACCGAATTCAGGATCCCAGAATCTACCTGTTCTTCCTTGAGAGAAATTCCCTGTTAATATATTATTAGAATCAGCTATATTTTCACCTCCATACAAGTACATACCTCCTGGAGCTGGAGTTTCGCCGGTTTCGTTAGCATAAATATAATACTTATTTTTAACTACTTCTTCTGAAGTAATAGTCATAACTGTATCAGGAACTTCAACATATACAGTTATAGTTGAGTTAGTATCTACTTGACATCCTACATAAGCTCCCTGCAACGCTGTTCCGTCTGCATAAGTTATATCAACTGATATTCTATGTGTAGATGCTGATTTAATTAGATAAAATCCGCTAGTGACAGTACAAGCTACACCGTTTACTATTCCGTTATCAGCTATAAATCTTATATATCTTAGATAATTTTTTTCTTCAAATGCACCTTGAGCAGCTGCTAGCAGGTATGGATCGTGTGTACCCTGCAGTATAGCACCTTCTATAGTATTACCGGTAGTTAATGGATTAAGTCCTACAGTAGTTCCTTGAGGTAAACCATCTTCAGGTATAGGGTCATTTCTAAATGTAGAGACAATACCAGCGTATGAATTTGGTATAAGAGTAACTCCTACTCCAGAGTTATCAATACCTATTGCTTGATCACTAGTAGGATTTTCAATTTGAACTTCATTACTTAAAAATTCTGCTTCAAATTCGTTGTTAAATAACGCTTGTTGTCCTTCAGGATTATAAACTACATATAATTGGAATTTAATATTAGTAGTATTATTAGTTCCTATAAGTCCGAAAGGGAATACATAAAATAAAGGACCTTGTCCTAAAGTTACTCCTTCGGCGTTGGCTATAAATTGAGTAATAATATTTTCTCTTTCAGCCGAAGTACTATTAAAATATGGGTCAGCTAAACCACAAGCAACAAAATCTAAATTTAAAACTTTTTTACATGTTGAATCATTAGTATCATGAACTTCTATAATAGCATTGTTTAAAGAATCGTCAGTAAATGTAAAAGGTACTAAGGTTTCTCCTTCGACTGTAGTAGCTACTGTAGTTCCGTTAACTTTATAAGTTAGCTCAGTATTCAAAGTTTCTTGATTAAAAAAGAAATTAAATAAATTATATGCAATATTTAAGGTAACTGGGTTGATAGGATTTCCTGCATTATCGTTAATACGGCAATCTACTATCTTAACAGTTCTATCTGCAGTACACGCTTCTCCAGTATTAGCATTGGTTATAGAAGAATCATTATTAGTAGCTGATACTACGAATTCTTCATACTGGTCTCCTTCAAATACATGGTTAAAACCATTACCTTGATTAGGAGTTGATCCATCTACTAGAAAAGTATAAGAAACTGCTGTTGCTCCTATAAAAATATTACTAGAAGGTATATTTACGTTTTGACCTGGTGTTACTATAAAAGGGTTATTAACTGCGCTTAAAATACAAATATCATCAGGAATAGCATTATAAAATTGTAAATTATAATCTATTACCGGGTAATCAATTTGTTTATAAGGATTATCTTCGTTTAATTCTCCGTTTGTAACCCTAATACGGCTATTTCTAAATTCACCGTCAAATTTTACTTCACCAAAATTTTTCTCTATTTGTAGCTTTTCTCCTAAACCTAATACATCAAAATTATTAATTCTTCTATAAAAGCGACTTCCGGATGGAGTTGTAACTCGCTTAAGGTAATTAGTATTAAGTTCTTTATCTGAAGTAAGTGCTGCAGAACTTTTGAATATTCCTGCGTTTGAACCTTCCATAAAAGCTGTATCTATTGAACCAGTATATTCAGGTTGAGTCCAAGTCATAGTAGGTGCTATTACTTTACTTCTATCTAATAAATGAGGTTTTATTATTATCCCTGTATCGGTAATAGATCTAGCTGGAGTAAAATCTCTAACCATTCTAAATATAACATTATCGAAAAATTTTATCAATCTAACGAAATCTTTTACATTATATTCAGTTACGTTTTCAAATATAGACTCACTAAACGTTTTTAAATCTTCGTATCTATTAGTTAGAGATTGTCTAGGATCCCCTATATACTGGTCTATATTGAAAGGATCATCAGGAAATAAAACAGCTGATTGAGATACTATATAAGAATCTATATTATCAGATGGAGAAAATCCTACTTCTATTCTATGTAAATCTTGAGTATAATCATTACTGTAGTTCAGTATGCTAGTGTAGTAAGAAATGGTATCTCCAGGTACTATACTACCGGTATTATTTAATCTTACTTTATCTATAGATCCCGTGAATGCTTGTTCACCTCCGAAATAAGGTAAATCTTTAGCGCTTTGACCTCCGAATATTTTAATCTTAAGAATATTAGAAGGAATACCAAAACAGTTAATTAATGCTCTTAAACCTCTTTCAGTACCTTTACTTTTCATTAGTAAAGATAAGTTATGATAAATTCTTTTATATATAGATTTTTGATAATTCTTTTGAGATAGAGGTTTATCAGGTTGAGCTATTTGAATAGTAGCAGACGATTCATTACCTAAATCATAAGAGTCAAAAGTAAAGTATCTAAATAAATCTTCTAACGATCTATTACTTGTGTATAGTTTAACTCCAAAGTTTTTTAATAAATCTTCTATAAGATCTTTTGAAACTCCTCTTTCTAGTCTATTATCGGCATCGTACTTTTTAGATACAGCATCTGTATAAATCCATAGATTATCAAAATGTTGAGCAATCATATGGATAAAAATTTCATAAGGTCTATTATCTGAATCTTCTCTAAGAAAAGTAGGAATAGTATTAGCTAATAAGTTTTGATTTTGAGCATCGTATAGTACTGCATCTTGTATTTCAGAATTGAAAAAACTAGTAGCTTCATCTGTGCTAGATAATTGATTAATATAAGGTACAGATGAACCTTCAACTTTTGGCCATGAAGTAGAACCGCTTTCGTAATATAAATGTCTTTCGTAATGATCTAAATTATTTATTAAACCATCTATAAGGCCTATATAATATTCCCTACTACCTGTAATTCCAGTAGCTGTGTATGCATTACTTGTAGTATTAATTAAGTCTAAATTAGTTTGGTAAGATTCTATTAAATCTAACTTATATTTAAAATTTCTAATTCTTTCTTCAGCAGAGGAAAAATTAATAAAATATGAAAAATCTGAATAGTCAATACCTAATTCAGCTCCTTTTTCATTAAATAATGTACTTAACTGTCTGTAAGTATTATTTACTGGAAAACTAAATAATTCATTATAATTAAAATATTTTGAAGGTTCTACGTTTTCAGTATCTAATTCTACAGTAAAGTTAGGACCTCTTAAAAAAGGTACTTTCTCTTCTTCAGGAATGACCGTAACATTTATTTCATAAGCTACCGGTTCACTTATTTTTTCAACTATATTTAATCTAGTTCTTGGTCTTATTACATTAGGTAGAGGTTTATGAAGTTTTACTAAAACAGCTTCGTTTTCTTGGAATACCTCTCTCTGTAAGTTTACTATACTATAATATAAGTTATTCTCAAAATAAAGGTATAGTTCAGGTATATAAGTATCAGAATTGAATCTTTCAACAAGTGGTTCTGAGATATCAAGTAAGTCACTGTCTCCTAAATCTACAGATAATAATCTTATTTCTTTTCTGTCAGGTGATATACTTTCAATAAAAAAATCTTGAGGCCCACTATCATCAGAGTAGACGTAGTTTAAAAAGTTATAAAGTGCTTTTACTTCTTGAGTCTCATATCCTCTTTTTATATAATCATTTTTGACGTCTATAGAAATTTCAGTATTGCCATCTGAGTTATCTAAAGTATCGCCGGACAGTATAGAATAATCTCTATAATCTGGGAAAGTGTTTAACTTAACGTCATTTAAACTAAAGTAACTTAATTCTATAAAATGATTAGTAGGATCAAAAGTTCTTGTAATATCAATCTCTTCTAATACTCTATTTTCTTCAGCAGATATATCATCAAATCTTGCTAAAGAAAGTGCATCTATTTCGTATATGTCGTGTTTAAGATTAGCCATTATTTTCTAACTCAAATATAGTTTCATTAGCATCTAAAAGCTGTTGCCTTAATTGCGCTATTTCATCTAAGAAAGGTTGAATATCTTCACTTGTCTTTTCAAGATTAACTAATTCTGAACTTCTATTTAAAATATATTGATGAGAGTTTACTTCTCCTTCTAAAGGTATATTATGATATAGTTTATCGTATAGTCTGAAAAGTTCTTCTACAGTATCGTTATCAACTATAGGCTGTTCTTGTACGAAAGTTTTAAATTCAGTATCTATTACTTTTTTGTACTGTTCGGAGTTATAAGAACCTTTTCTAAGTTGTATTTTTCTTCTATCCATTTCTTACTACCTTAAAGATATTTCTATTATCTACTACTACAGTGCTTTCGTCTAATTCAGTTTTTATTAGTATTCTATAATATCTTTCAGGTTGAAGTCCGTCCATATAAATGTCAAAAAATGGACCATTAGAATCGCAACTGATTTTAGTAAAGTCTGTATTAAAGTCTACTACCATTTCTTCAGTATTTTCATCTCTTAATCCCCAGTAAGAAGCTGAAGGTAAGACGTTATTAGTTAAATAGACTGAAGAGGTTGTAAAAGTTCTAGTAGGGTATTGAGGTCTAGCAGTTAATCTAAATCTCTGTTTACCTACATCGGGGTATTCACCTTTATTATTTTTAATGTCTATTACAGCTACATCGGTATCTAATACACTTAAATCTCCTTGATCATATGTTCTATCATCCCATCCAAATTCTAAATAAGGAGGGTATATAGTATTAGTATCTATACCAAAATATTTTAATCTTATAGAAGCAGAAGTGTAGTGTTCGAATTCATCTTGAAGTTTTAAAATAAATCCTTTATTAGCTAAACTACCTGTGTATATCTGTCTTACAGCAGCTGTAACGTTGATATCTAAATCGTGAGTAGAAGACATAGAATGTGATTGGAAAAATTCCATAGATTCATCTACTGTACCGTTAAGTTTACTACCTGTAAACCAATTTCCTCCTCCTGCTTTGCCTTCTATAAAAGAAGCTGTAGTTAAGGTAGTAAAACTTTGAGTTGACCATTCGTTAACTAATCCACCACTTCTATATACCCAACTAGCACCTGTTGTATTAACTGGTAAATCACCAAATTTTCCTGTACCATTATCCCAGTCTCCACTTCCTGCTATAAAGATAGGAAATGCATATACTTCGTATTCTACCGGCAATTCACTAGCTTCTGCTAAAAATAATTTTAAACTTGAACTAAAATTAGTATTTCCGATTTTATTATCTACTACATTTTTAATATCTTCAGTAGTAAATTTTATTAAGATTCTTGCTGCTTGGCCTACTCCGTCTATAGAACTAGGATATCCACCTACTTCGATTATTTCGTCTTTACCAGCATTACCGGTATTTTGTTCTGTAAATATTATAGTATCCTTATCAGGAAATATTCTGTAAATTGCCATTTTATAGTACTGTTGTTCTTCCTTTAATATCTAAATCAGGATATTTTAATTCAAATATCATCATATCGTATGAAGGGTAAATTATATTATTTCTTGTTGCACCTTTTATATCATAAGCATAAGTTGAATAATTACCACCTTGTTTATTTACTATTTCAACTTTACTAACTGTCTGTACTCCTACTACTCTATCTAATAATGTATATATAGCTGATAGGTTAATGGGTTGGTTGATTCTCCATTTACTTATTTCAAAATAATCTATTAATGCATTAGTACAAGCTAGTAATACGTCTCTTCCGTTAAAATTAGGTCTAACTAAAATATCAAAATTTATTCCTATATTAACTACAAAAGCATCTTTTAAATTCAATGCATCAGTTAAAGGTAGGTAATTCGACATATAGGTCCTTAAATTATTTTTTAACGTTTCAGTAGCAGGTACTAAAAATTTATTTATATCATATGCTAATACATACATCGATAGAGCTAGAGGATTACTATCTATTATAGAATCCGTAACAGATTTAGTACTCGTAAGTTCATCTTGAGTTACAAAAACTTTAGCTACAGTACCGAATTTAGGATCTAATGATAATGCTCTAACTGTATAATCTTGTAAAGTTACAGTTCTTTTTTGTTCAGCAAAAGATCTTAAAGAATTTTGCCTTATTTCTTCTAAACTATCTCCATCTTTTCCTCCTCTAGCTGGTTGAAGATTATTTACTGCTAATGAATTAACATAAGTAGTATCACCTCCTACTGCTGTTGGAGTAGTAGTAATTCCTGTCAAAGTATTAGCAGGTACATTAGCTTCTATACCTCCTCCTACTAGATATGTAATAGTTAAAGTAGTATTAGAAGGAGCTATACCATAAGCTTGACTATAAAGAAAATTACTTGGATCATAAGCTTGATCTAATTTAGTAATGCCTTGTGATGTCCCCATTCCTACATTTTCAGGATTAGGAAATACTAAACTATCATCTGCTTCTCCTAAGCCAGAACCAAATTGAATAGTTAATTTACCTGTGGAATCTAAACGAGTAACGAATCTTTTTGGTACTTTCTGTAAAGTAATAGTAGAGGGCACTTTACCGGCATCTGCCCCGACATTAGCTTCTTCTACAAATACAGTATCTTGACCTAAAGAAGGTACTTCGTACCACTTATTGTTACTACCTCCTGAATTATCAGTTATAGATAGAATACCTATAACGTTAGGGTCTTCAATAGTTATAGTAGCAAATTTTTCAGCTTGACCGTAAGTTTTAGTAATAGATTTAGTTTCTCCTGAAAAAGCCGGTGCTGTTTTAGTTAATAAGAAAAGAGAAGGTAATCCATCTGTTATTTCACTAATTACTACATCAGTAGGGTCGTAAGAACTTGAAAATGAAAAATCTATTTTATTTTCTACAAAAAATTTAGTATTACCTGAAGCATTCGATGTTACCACAGTATTCTGATCTATTACTAAAGCTTGATCCCAATTAGGTTCATTAGAAACAGGGTCAGCACCTATATTTTGTGTAAACGTCAATTCGACTTCAGAAACTGTAGTAGTCTTAGGTCTATAACCCATCATGTAAGCCATAGAGTAAAGATTCCCTGGATCCTTAGCATGTTGTAAGAATGTTTCTTGGAGTTGCGTATCTTGATAGAAAGATAGAATGTCTCCTACGTACGCAGCCATTTCTATAAACATCATACCAGGAGAGGTAGGAGAAAAGTCATTATAAGCATCAGGAAAATAATTTTTAGCAAATTCTATTAATTCCTGTTTATAATCAGAAAATTCTCTAGCTACATATTTAATATCTCTTTGTTCAGCCATTATTGTTCAAAATTTATTACTACTTCGTCTTCAAGACTAGTATCTCTAATAGAATATTTTAAAAATAAAGATACAGTATTACTATCTGGATCTCCGGTAACTCTAAAATCAGAAGGTTGTACTAAGGGAAAAAATTCTCTTAATCCTCTATTAACGGTACTTTTTATATTATCTACATTTTCTTGAGTAATATTTTCAAATAATAAATTCCTAATCGGAGTACCAAAAGTAGGGTTAAAGTACCTTTCTCCTATTCCTGTTAAAAAATAATTAATAATATTATTACGTATGGCATCTTTAGTTTCAAAGGTAGATTCAAAAACTGCCTTACTAGAAAAAGGAAGTTTTACCCCCAGAGCTTTTCTAGGTTGTAGATCTATTGGAAATATTTTTTTACTATTATAAGCCATTTTATATTACTCCGTTTCTATTTTTATCTTTTTCTATAGATTTATTATAAACTGCAGAAGCTTTTTTAACAAAGTCAAACTGCGAAATATCTAAACCTGGTTGAGTACCGCCAGGTGACATACCCATCGATGAAGCCATTGAACTTGCAAAGTTAGGTTTTTTAACCATATCTGAGTTCATATTTAATACGTTTCTATATTCATCATTATTCATAGATGATTTTGTCATATTAAGCATCTCAGTTATAGAGCTTTTGTTTTTATTTATTTCAGTATTTTGATAAGTAATTTCTTTACCAGAAGGTTTACTAGCTACTTTGACAGCTTCATTCATTATTTCTTGAAGCTCTTCTTTCATTGCTGCTTTTACTTCTTCTCTTATTACTTTTCTTAATAGTTCTAGTTTCATAATTATAAATAGTTGGTTTATGGAAGTTGGTTATCTATTCTAAATTTTAGTTCATCTAAAAGAACTTTAGTATCAGAACTAAATGAAGGCTGTCCTCTCAAAACTATTACTCCTATATTATCTTTAGCTACTGCTAATCTTCTAGGAATAACTGATTCGATTGAATTATCTTCAATTATAACCAGGTTATAATCTTTGCCATTAGATGCTCTATAAGTATATTCTTCAGACTCTTCTCTTTCAATATCACTTAAACCTAACGGTCTTATTTGATTTAATAAATCGTTTAATTCTTTTTCATCTTCTTCTTTAAGCTGTCTTGCGCATTCTGTAATATTATCGTTAACTCCTTCTAAAATACTTCTAACGCTATTGATGCCTGGGTCAAAATTATTTATTAGTTCGTTGACTGATGAAAGATCATCTTCTAAATCTTCTAGTTTTTTTCTAGTCAAAGCTAATCTATCAGCCTGTGTAGTAGTGTAGCCAGCAGTTTTAGTTGAAAAAAGACCACCTAAATCATTCCTACTAAAGGACGGTCTACGTCCTATAGCTAATTTAGTTCTACTTCTTTTCAATAATCTTATTACCCTTTTAGCTGAATTGATACCTCTTCTTAATCTTGGAGGAATTGTTTTTAATCTATTAAGTATTTTTTGAAAATTATTTACTGATCTAAGTAGGTTATTTCTCGTTTTTGCTATACTATTAAGTTCTTCTTTAGTCGGGCATTGATTAGCAAATTTACTTAACAGATTAGTAGCTTCGGTTTGAACTTGTGCTTCTATACTACCTTGTAACCTTCCTAATTGGTTAGCTATTATAGACGATATTTTAGAAGTTAGAGGCATTACTCAGTATATACTTTTTTAGATTTTAAACTTGAGGGACCAGTAGGGTTTATTAAATTTCTTAATGCTTTAATGACTGGTTTAGCTGCTAAACCTCTTTTATTTAGATTAGGTATAGGATGTCCTTTAACTGTTTTAGCTGTAGCCATATCACTGGCCATGTTATTTAATAAATTTAAAAGATTAGATAAAAATCCTTCAAGTTGGTTGCCTAATATCAAAGGTTCTTTTGTAGATCCTACTGCTTTTCTTGATTTTAACCCTAAAAATATTTGAGAACCATCAAGACACATATAATCTTTTGAATCTAAATTTATACTAGTTAATGAAGTTAAACCTATAGATTCTTTACTTGTTAGTTGAATATCATTATTTCTACTGTTTAAAAATAATCTATCAGCGTTAAACATTATTTGACTACCTTTAAATTCACTAGCTTTCGTAGGAACTTCGTCGTAAGCATCTCTTTTATCGCTTGATTCTTCTAAAGGTATTGAATGATCCGATGTTAAGTATATAGAAGAGTCATCTCCATTAATATCCTCACCTATAGTAGTATATCCTCTATCAGTATTGATTTGACCATTACTAATAATAATCATCGGACTTCCTATATTAGTGTTATTTACCCATGGATTTGAAAATGATACACCTCCGGTAAATCTTATTGACTGTCCTTGTCTTCCTTCTATTTGTATATCACCAGGGCTAGAACCTATAGGGTTGATATCACCTCTTTCCCTAAAATTACCATTTTGAGTAAAATCTAGTTCGTTATCAGAATTAAGGTCGGGGTAAAAATTATTATTAGTATTATTCCATAAGTTAAGAATATCGGTATAGTACTTTCTTGTCTTACCGGCAAAATCTTTATCTGAAGGAACAGGAAAATTAGTAACTTTAACTATCTCACCTACTAGTGGTACTTTTTTATAAAAGCTATTTAACTGATAGGCAAAAGGTAGTAAAGTATATTCAGTATCACTTATATTAGAAGAAAGAGGTTTATAAAATACTCCATTAATAGAGATACCTCCTCCTTTTTCTAAATAAGAAGGATGATTTTCATCCAAAATAACTTCAATTACTCTACCGTAAGATATAGATGTTCCTGATCTACCAGAGCTAGTTGGGTTAGAGGTAGTAGAAGCTATACTTCCTAATGATAAATTAAAAGCCATAAGTATTATTTTTCATCTAAGGATTCGCTATCTTCGTTTACTTCTTGTATCTCTTCTTTGATTTCGTCTTGTTCATCTAATAAATCCTGTAATTCAGAGAAATCAAACATTTCTCCTTCACTTCCTCTTGCTTGTGCAGATTCTAGTCTTTGTATTACAGTAGCTAATTTTATTAAATGTTCATCATTTTTAACTCCGATTTCCATATACTCTTTAATCATAGGTACTAAAAGAGTAGCATCTCCTATATTCTCTATGAGAGGCTTTAATTCTCCTATTAATCCTTTTACTTGAGTTTTAGTTTCTTTAGAGTTATTATAAATTTCTTCAAAGAGATCAGATAGCTTTTTACCTTCAAAAATTTCTTTATCTGAGTTCATATCTTTTTATAATAAATAGATTACTGTTCTTTTATTACAATTCTCCCTTTTTCGTGGTATCTATAATATATTTCGTAGAAATCATCTTTAAGTACTGAGATAACTCTGGTAAGGTGTGGAGTTTCACAGTCAGTCATTTCTCTAATGTAGATATATAAAGCTTTTTTCTTAAAAATATCTAAATCATATCTGGTTTTAAATATAGTTAAAACAGCATCGGCTATCTGTTTTTCACTCTCTTTGTTGAAAAGTAAGTCTAATTTATCATATGTCCTTTCAATCCACATATCTAAAAATTGACTTAACGTTATATCTCCTACATTTTTAACTTTAATGCTACCTTCGTATGATTCCTCCATATCGTCGAAAGAACCTATCTGCTTTAATTTCTTATAATTCTTATTATTATAATTTATTAACCATCTTTTAACTATAGTACCAAAATACGAATATGCTTTTGCTCCATTAGTAGGATCAAATTTCATAATTTTTTCTTCTAAAAGCATTGAAACTACTTCGTGCTTTAAATCTTCTATGCGTTCTACATCTGTATAGTAGAATTTAAAGGTATGAATAATATTTTCAGCTAGTTTGTAAAAAGGAAAATATATATGTTTAGTAAAGATCTTAGCTCGATAATCTGGATCTACTGATATATTGTATTTTACTATGTATTCTTCTGTTTCTTTTGTGAAGTAGTTATTACTACTCTTCTTTCTTGCCATAATTTTCGGGGAGCATATATCGGTTCAGCTCTTTTTGTACGTTTTTCATTTGCTCAAAAAAATAACCGACCTCATCATCTGCTTCGAATACCCCTTTTTCGTCAAGATTTTTTAGGTGCTTTTGTGAATCATTAATTAAATTAGATACTTTTTGTAAATATGAAGTCTGATCCACAGTTATATCTTCATATTTTTCTACTTTTATTAGTAAATTCCTTACTGCAACTAGTAAAGTTACCACTAATATAGATAAAATTATTATTGCAATCAACATATTTTAAAGATTTTTTAACATTTTTGATAGACCTTCCGAAGAATTAACGTTTCTTCCTGTAGAAGATTTAGTTTTTTTAGTTTTAGGTCTAGAAGTACCGCCATTTCTCTTCCAAATATCATATTCTATCTTAGATGCAAGAAAATCAGCAGAGTGTAAAACTGATACTATTGAAGTTTTTTGCCTTGATGACTCAACATTACTAAAAAAATACGCTTCATTAGCTTTATCATACACTCCATCATGTAATCTAATAGCTAAAAATTCCTTTTGAGACACTTTTATACCAAATTTCTGTAAAATAAATAAAGATCTATCAGGTATAAGCATAAAATCTAAATCTGGATTATATGTATACATTTCTGAAAGTTTATCCTGTCTCCATTTATCAGTCTGAGGTATATAATTTTCTCTGTCTCCATCTCCTAATTTACCTAAATCATGAAAAAGTGCAGAAAAAACTAATTCCTCTTCGGTATAATCTACTGTTCCTCCCATTTCTTTATAAAGGTTATGTTGTTTAAGAGCATATTGTACTACTCTATTAACATGATCTACATAACCACCGGCAAAAGCGTTGTGATGCCATGATTTACCACTAGCAGGAGCCATTATATAGGTTTCGGACATATGTTCTAACATTTTTAGTACATTATCTCTTCTTTCTCCTATATAAGCATCTACTATTTTTAGATGTTTATCCCAATTTGATTGGATTTGTTCCGCTTGTAGCATCTATAATAATATTAATAATAAA